ATAAAAAATTTACCGTTCAGTAACTATAGCACAATTACTGAACGGTATCAAGAAAAATTTACTGTTCGGTAAATTTAATTAGTGATGCAACCATTAAGTGCACCAACTACATCAAGTACGGACTCTTCAACTGCTAGATTGCCACCAATGAAAACGATTGCAGTCTTTCCATCAAAGTCTCCTCCGGAGGCTTCAAAAACACTAACCACATGCTTAGGATTGACCGCAACGGACTTACTTGTTTGTGCTTCAGTAAAATAAATTAACATTTTGTCTCCTTAGACTTTTTCAGTTGATACCCAATATTCTGATGTGCCTGACCCATTCTTAAAATGAGAAATACCTTTAGCAGAAATTTCTACTTCATAAGAATCAGACATAATCTTGTTTAGATTTTCTGTCTTAAACACATATCTAAATCCATTTTCTGTTTCACCAATATCAATTGAATTAACGTGTGCTGAATCATTGGATGCATCAAAAGAAGACAGACGCAACTTACCATCAACACCTTCAACTGCAATGTTTGGTGACTGAAGAACTGATGCCGTACGAACAATCCATTCATAATCTTCTTGAGTCAACTTGAATTGAACATCAACAGAAGGCAAAACAATTTGCTTATCTGGTGGAGTATAAAGCATTGACTTGTCGGTAACACGATACTTAATCTTGCTGCGACCATTCATAAACTTGACAATAACATGACTATCATCAAAATCAAGTTCGGGTGCATCCTTCTGTAGAGAAAGAACTGATAGAAAATTGTTCAAATCGTAGATACCAAACTCTTTTGGAAAGTCTTCTTCAACTGTAACTTGTGCAAGAACAGTCTTTGATTGTGATACTGTAGAAAGAACATTTCCTTGCTTAAAATATAATCCAGAATTAATCGCAGAAAAATTCTTTAGAATTGATAGTGTATTAGTAGATAACTTCATGATTCTCCCATCGTGTAATAAGTCTTTCAATATACCACTTTGCTTTCTTTAGGTCTTCTAGACCACCTTTTTGTTTCCATCTCCACATATACTTAATAGCATTTGCAGTACACACAGCATCAATTCCTGTAAGGTTTACTGTTGCTGCCTCTAATGCATCAATACATTCTACACTACCTTGAGTGTAATGTAAAGGGTGATTTACTTTTTCTTCCAGTTCTATCTTGATATGGTCCCAAGAACCTCCACCACCTATCAACATATTATCATCTTCCAAATATCCTCGAATTTCACAATCATCTATTGTAAATGTTTGACTGTCAATAGAATCTGATGTTTTCTTCTTCTTTGACATTACATTTCTCCAACAAAGTTTGCAACAGCAGGCATATCACCTTGGAAATGATATGTTCCAATATGTGCGGTCTTTACCCACGGGCAGAGATAAATCTTACCACCAATGTTTCTCCACCATTGACAGAACATATAATCTTCTGAAAGATATCGTTCAGACTTTTCATCAATAACTGTATCAAAGTATGCGTGAATATATCGAGTACCATCAAAGTGTGCTTGACCAATATGGTCTGGCTTATAACGAAACTCTGGATATGCTGCTTCCCACTTTGGGAATACCTCACGTTTCACCATCATGAATCCTGTACCAATTTCTAATACTTCTAGAGGTTCGGTGACAGAGAATTGTACTGTACCTTTAACAGGATTAAAAACAAAATCGCCTGCTACCTTCTCAAGCATTTGCGGTTCAATTTCAGAATTCTTAGTGATTGCTTTCTTTACGTTAACCCACTTAATTGCTTTCTTGGGATAAGGTCCACCAATAACTTCCTTATCGAGTGCAAGCATTGCAATAACATCACGCGGATCGAAAGAAATGTCTGAATCTAGAAACAACAAATGAGTACAATCAGAACGATTCAAGAATTCATCTACAAGATAGTTTCTTGCTCTTGTAATTAAAGACTCATTAAATAGAAATGAAAACTTTGTTTCAATTCCATATTGGAAACATAGACCTTGAAGGTCTAGACAAGACTTCATATAAAGTCCATGATTCATTCCTCCATACATCGGAGTAGCAATGAATTACTTTTTCTTTCTTAGTTCTTCAACTTTAATTTGAATTTCCATGGTATCCTCATGTTAAATTTAACTACAATCCACATCATACACTTATGTAGTATATGAGTCAAGACTTTTAGTGGTGAATATTACGGTTTGTAAAAGATGAACACCGGTTCATACTTTAACCACATATCTGCACCTTTTTCATTTTTGACTTTGCAAAAATTCTTTGCTTTAGGTAGACCAGTTTCACTATCTACTCTATTACCTCCAGGCATTTGTGCTAGAGACATTTTCAGTTTGCCTTTATATTCCATACCTAATGATTCAAGAATCTTTCTGCTATCTTCTTCAAGAGGAAGCATGTCGCCTCCGAACACAGCATCAGCAATATTCCAAAGAAGATAACGGTCATTGCGTAACCATTCAACAGCAGTTTCAAGGGTCGGGCGTAAAAATCCTTCACGCCATTCTTCATACTGTCCAAACTTTTTATATGATTGAGTAGGGTCTTCCGAATATGCTTCTTTTGCAAAATACGGTGGAGATGTAAATACGAGGTCGAGTTTGCCTCTAAACTTCTGAAACTCTTCATTGTTTCGGATTACCTCCGAACCAAGTTGGAAAATCTTTGTTTCCGTATGTGAATATTCGTCTGCCCACAAACCTCCTTTGTCTACCGTCTGCCTATAAAAGTCAGCGATTTCATCGTATTTTGTGCGTCCATCAGAAGTGTTGTGGTCAGTATTAGGATCAGTCCCAATGTAAAAGATATGACGGTCATCACGAACAGACATGGCACCAAGAAGACGACCACTCCACCCCGAAGAAGGATCGTAAATATGAATAGTGGGTTGGTTTTTAATGTGTTCAGTAAATCGTTCATAAAGGTATTTAGCAGTTAGTGGAGGAAAATTTACGGCATATTGGCAAAACGAAACTCTGAATGCTTTTAGACCAACAGGAAAAAGTTTTTGTCCAAACTTGAAAGGACGAATAGCATAATATTCCGACTTATCGTAATCAACATTTGTACGACTCGTATGTGCTACGTTAAGTGCTTCAATGTCACTTTTATGAATCATTAAGTATTTTACATTTCGTAGTTCTTCACTATACCCTGTATATTCAGAATCAAGTTCTTTTGGTTGCAACCAGTAATCATATTCTCCGCGTTGCCTGAACTTTTCTTCAAACTCTTTTACCCACGTTGCTCCATCTGATACAACGGGAAGTTGGTTGTAGTATGTTTTGTCGTTTGCTTTGGCAACGTGTGAGTAGTGATAAAAAGAATCACGCTTAAAATGACGACTAGCGTAAGTGATGAACGTTTCAAGTAATTCTTCCTTTGCAAAATAATCATAGATAGACTTACCATCATCTTTCTTTGTGTAATTGATGCGAGTCTTCATCATAGTAGGAAACCATTGATTGACTGCATTACCAATAACGCTTGTGTTGCGAATAACGTCTTTTTCTCCTGTGAGTTCATCTACGCATTCAAACTCATGAACAGGAAAACTTTCCATTTGATTAAATTGGTCAATAATGCCTTGTTTGACAAATCCAACACGAGGAGGAAGATTCTTGTTGTCCCAAAGGTCAACAACAGTCTTTCTCAAATCAATTACCCATTGACGAAATTCATCTTTCGTCATCCATAAAATTTCTTCAAATGTCTTATTGACTGAAGATTCTAGTAATTCATTATTTCTTTCATAATACCATTGTGTCATGATAAAATATGCTCTCTTAATTTTTCATTCGTAACAACATCAATAACAAGATGAATTCTTTTCTCATCGCCATTGTTTACTACCATGTGTGGTTTACGGGTATCTAAAAACCAACACTCACCAACTTTCATATTTACTGTTTTTCTGTTTCCGTTTGGTTCCCATACGACAAATTCAACCTTGTCGTTGGTAACAATAGGAAAGTGCAGACGAGCAAGTTTACCGATAGAACCGCCTGAATCAGGGTCGACCTGGTCAGTATGTCTACTGAGTTCACCACCACCAGGAGCAAGAGACATAAAGCGGATCCGATGTACTTCTTGTAATTCAAAACGTCTGAGGAGTTCATCAACCTCTGAAAAATTTTCTCTAAGATGTGTGTCTTGTAATTCAAAATGTTCATCTTTATGCTCCTCTTTCCACTTATCATTCATCTCAATCGGTTTTTCAATTCTCATTATATCTGAAGTATAACCTCTTAATGAGATTGCTGACCATGACTTGCTTTTATTATAATTGCTATAATGATTTTGAAATTGAATGTTTAGTGATTCTAATTTAGTTCTAATAGATTCTATTAAATTTGATTCTACATCACAAATTTTAGTAATCGCAACATTATGTGTATCGTCAATCTTTGCATGTTCTCTGGGAAACAATGCAGTCTTTTCATCTTTAAAGTATACACCAAAAATCTCACCAAAAGAGGTAATCTTGCTACCTACTTTGATAAAGTGTTTTTCGATGATACTTTTTGTTGCAACATCTTCTTCCCAAATAAACAACCATACTGCATTCTTTTGATTTGTATGGATATTCTCACAGAAATTTTCTATGAATTTATCTGTTCCTCTGAGATTTGTGATAACAATATCGCCTTTTTCTTTTGTGCCTATTACCACATCTTGATACATTGTAATAGGTTTTCTGACCTTTGTCAAGCGATATGTGTAAGAACCTTCGTTCTCAAAAACAATTTTGCCTTCGTGTAAGTCTTGTGCAATGTTGTTTTTCTTATATGCAGTAAACGGAGATAGACTGTACTTATTATAATTTTCGTAAAGTTTTTCTATTGACTTGAGATAATCAAGTTCGTACCCGTGTTGCCATAGTTTTTGTTGCTTTTCTAAATCTTGCATAAAGTTTATCTCTCTTCTTCAATCCTGATTGCAAGGCTAAAGGTTTTGCTCTCTTTGTGAATACAACACCATTCATGTGGTCGTATTCATGAAGAAATACTCTAGCAGACAATCCAGAAAACGTTGCGGTCTTTTTCTCACCCATATAGTCCTGATATTCCACGACAATACTTTCTGGTCTGGATATATTTAGGAACAATTGTGG